CTCGGGAGCGGTTTGCCCAAAAAATCGGCAATAAGTGCCCACGCTTACAACGATAGATAGCCGCGGTTGCCCATTTCGGTTATGATTTGGGCATGGCCGACCGACCCTATCCCAAGGCGCTACCCAAGGAGACCCCGGCCGCCCACGCGGCCTTCCGGGCGTGGTGTGCGATGCCGAACCGGCCCCGCGGCATCCCAGTGCTCGTGGCCGCCGGGGTGGACAGCAACTCGAACCTCCGGCGTTGGCGCACGAAGCACGCATGGGACGCGCGAGCGGCCTCATGGGACGCTGTCCAGGCTGGTGCCCAGGTCCCCAGCGAGGCCCCGGAACCCGACATCAGCGGGATCGAGGACCCGATCATGGCCGCCCGTGCCATCGCCCAGGCCGATCTACTGGCCTGCGTGCGCCGGGTGAAGGACCTCGCGGCCTCGGATGACCTCAAGCCTCACCTGAAACTGGCTGCGAACCTGGCCCTGATGGAGGTCGCCGGCCTCACGAAGCTATCCCGTCCCAAGCTCGACCCAGCCGATCCGCTTCGCTCCGCGCGGGTTCTGGCCGAGCGGGTCACCGATCGCATGGACCTGGACGCGCTCCGGGCCCTTCTGGGTGGCCTGGGTGACGGCGCTCCGGCCGAAGGATGATCGCACTCGAGACAGTGGCCGGTCTACCCGCCTCCGAGGTGCGGCGCGCGGCCGAGGCGCGGCTGTGCCGTGAGTCCCTATCCGACTTCATTCGGCGCGGCTGGGCGTCGCTACACCCGGGCCAGGTGCTGCACTGGGGCCCCATGCAGGACGCGGTAGCAACCCACGTCGAAGCGTGGTGGCGCGGACAGATCCCCAGGCTGCTCATCTGCCAGCCCCCCGGCACCGCGAAGTCCATGTTCGCATCGATCTATGGGATGGCATGGGCGTGGACCTGGGACCCCACCATGCGGGCGATTTGTCTCTCGGCCAACCCACGGGTTGCGCTCATCGGCGCGAACCGGATGCACGAGCTGATCGCCTCGGAGTGGTACCAACGGACCTTCCGCCCCTCGTGGCAGTTCAGCCGCAGCCAGGACACGAAGAGCTACTTCGAAAACACAGCCGGCGGCGCGCGCTGGTCGCAGTCCACGGGCTCGAACCTAATCGGCATGCGTGCCCCGCGCATCCTCGCGGATGACCTCGTGGACGCCAAGGAAATCCTTGCCGGCCGCAACCTGGACACCGTCGCCCGCGCCTGGGACTGGTACTCCACTGTTGCCACCACGCGCTTGACCCTCGGCGTCCCAACGGCCGAGTGCATCATTGCACAGCGCCTAGCCGAGGGCGACCCACCGGGCATGGCGCTCGTTCAGGGCGGGTGGGATCACCTGTGTCTTCCGGCCGAGTACGACGGAGAGGGCCACGCCCCTACATCGCTAGGGTGGGTCGATTGGCGGAAGGAGAAGGGCGAATTACTTGACGACCGGCTGTTGACGCCGAAGGTCCTTGAGTCGGCCCGCTTGAACCTCTCAGAGATCGGGTATCAGACACAGTATAACCAAGTGCCTGCTCCCGCTGGAGGCGCGATGATCCAGCGCCACTGGCTCCGGTACTGGGGCGACGGGGAACACTCCGCGCTCTGCCCCGGCAAGTTGATCCCCGAGCTCGCCCGCTTCGAGGAGCCCGGGGCTAAGCCCTGGGAGTGCATCGTCATCAGCGTGGACGGCACCTGGAAGCGCACCACCGACTCTGACTATGCAGTGGTGCAGGTCTGGGGGATCCTCGACCGCCCGGGGGCCCGCTGCCTCCGTGTGCTCCTGGCGCAGTTCCGCGAGCGGTGCCTGCCGCAACGCATGGCCCAGGCCGTGCTTCGCCTCGAGGCCGAGTGGGGCGGATGCGCGGGCTACCATCACACGCAGACCGTGATCGAAGCCAAAGCGAGTGGGCCGAACGTCGCGGAGTACCTGCGGCAGACACTCCCGAATGTGGCTGATTTCGAGGTGCAGGGCACGCAGAAGGGCGAACGACTGGCGGCCGTGGCGGGCGAGTTCGAGGACGGGCTGGTCATGGTGCCCACCCCAGCGGGCGGGGCGTGGACGTGGAGCGCAGCCTACCTGGCCGAGCTGTTCGCCTTTCCCAACGGCACGCATGACGATCAGGTCGACGCCACAAGTCAAGCCCTTCTTTTCTCCAAGCGGTTTGACCTCGGGGTCTGCGTCCCGCGGTCGCTCGGAGCAGAAGATCGTGACAACGTGGTGCCGCTGCGGAGATAAACGTAACGTGTAGACAATCGTTAACGGATCGTGTATGATCCGTGCATGGGTCTCTGGTCCCGCATGTTCGGCCGGCAGTCCGCTCCCGCGGATCTACAGGCGCGTGCGTCCTATGACCCCTTGCCCGGGTGGGCGGGTCCGCCTCTGATCGCCAACGTCAACTTTGGGAACATCGGTCCGACCGTCACCCTGAGCATGAACCTCGGGGACATGCAGCGCACCCTGCAGGCGTGCGCGTGGGCGTACCTGGGGATCACAGCGAACGCCGAAGCGATCGCGGAGCTCCCCCCGGTGGTGCAAGTCCGCAAGGGCAACCAGTGGGTGCGCGATGAGAACCACCCGCTCAACAAGCTGATCACGGCTCCACTCGGCTCGACCTCTTCGCCACCGAACTGGAGCTGGTCAGACTGGCTCAAGGTCGCCGCGATTCACCTGCAGATGGCCGACGTGGGCTTTGTGGCCCGCATCGCCTCGGGCCTGTCCGACCCCTGGCCGGTGGCCCTGTGGCCGCTCATCTTCGAGGCGCTCTCGATCGACGAGACCCCGCAGCACTGGCCGGCATACTACCGCCACGGGTCAGAGGGCACCTACCGCGCCGATCAGGTGGTGCATCTCCGCAAGGCGCACCCCACGTCGTTCACTCAGTCGATGAGCGTGTTCCGGGCCGCCCTGCCCTCGATCCAGATCGACGCCATCGCGCGGCAGCGAGTCCAAGCGAACCTAAACAACCGGATCGCCCCCGGCGTGCTCATCGCGGTCAAGGGCTACGACACGATCAGCCCGGAGAAACAGCGCGCCACCCTGGCCGCCATCCGCGAGCAGGTAGGCTTGTCCACGCAGGACGGGACCCCGATGGTTGGCGGCGAGGGTTGGCAACTCCTGGCGCCCCCGCCGAACGCGGGCGAGACCGGGGCCAACCCGGCGCGCGTCGAGGCCCGCCGGGAGATCCTGGCAGTGGTCGGTTGCCCGGAGTCCATGGTTACCACCGTCGAGGCCGACCGATCCTCTCAGGCAGAGCGGCGGATCAGCTGGTGGGAGCGCACCCTATTCGGCCTGTCACGGGATATCTACTCCCAGCTAACGGCGCAGATCGTCCCCGCGGATCAGGCTGGCAAGGTGCGGCTCTGGTATGACCTTAGCGGCTCCGACGTGGCCCTGGCGCTTCTCGACCGCCGCGCTTCGGTCGGCCAGAAACTCGTGACCATGGGCTACTCCCCGAACGACGCAGCCGAGCGGGTACAGCTCGACATGCCGAACCGTCCGGAACTAGACCAGCCGAACCAGGCGCAGGTGATCGCCGGCCGAGAGCCGATGCCCGAGACCCCCGAGCCCGCAGCGGACGACGCCGACGAAGACGACGCCGAAGACCCAGAGGTGATGGAGTGAAGGCCACCCGCACGCTGATTCGCGGATACCTCGTGCCCTGGGGCGACCTCGCCCGACTCCCGGACGGCACCATGGAACAGCCCCGGCGCGGCGCGTTTGCCGAGTCGGTGGCCCGGGTGAGCGAGGCCAACCCGCTGCCCCTCGACTTCGAACATGACTCGATCGGCCTGAACGGCCCGCGTCGGGTGCCGATCGGGATCATCGTCGGAGCCAAGGAAGACCGTACGGGCCTGCTCGTGGACATCCGGCCCCACCAGTCCCAGGACGCTCAGGACGTGGTGGAGGCCATCCGCTCCGGGGCACTCCGGGGAATGTCCGCGACCTGGTCGACCGAGTCGGCCAAGTACGAGCCACTGAACAAGCAGAACCGGCGCGTGCTCACGGCCGCCGACCTGACCGGCGGGGCGATCACCGGGTCGCCAGCCTACCGAGCCACGCGCGCCTGGATAGAAACCGAGGAATACGACGACGGGAGCCCGGAGCCCGGGACAGCAACAGTCGCGGCTCCGGCCGCTCAAGGAGATCCGAGATGACCATGACGACCCGAACCGAGCCAGCGGGCGCTCCGCAGCTCAACCCCCAGGACATCGCCGCGCTGGTGCGTAGCGAGATGGACGGCCATGTGGCCGGTCTCAAGTCGCAGATCGACGCCATGCAGGCCGAGGCGCAGGCCCGCGCCCAGCACGCCGTGCCCGACACGTCGAGCCGCGATGCCGCCGAGAAGCGCATCAACGAGACCGTGGCCGCGCTGGCCGAGCTGAAGAATGACAACGCCGCGCTTCGCGCCAGCCTCGACGCGATGGCCGCCCGCACCGCCGCCCCCGCCGGTGCCACCGACCGGCGCAGCGCCAACGCCGACCTCGTGGACGCGATGGTCAAGGCGGGCGTCGTGGAGCACGCCTCGCGCGGCTCGTGGAGCCGGGACAAACAGATCGAGATCAACCGACCCCTGGACATCAGCGCCCGCGCCGTGACCACCCTGGACACGAGCCTGATGATCCCGCAGTCCACGGTGCAGCCGTACCTGGCGCTCGACCAGGGCCACAACCGCCCCCGGTCCTTCGTGGACTTCGTCCCCGAGCTGCCGCCGATCGGCGTGGCCGTCTACCCGTTCATCCGCGAGACCGCGGTGGGCGGCGGGGCCCTCGGCTTCCACACGAAGCTCACGGCGCAGACCGAGAGCGGCTCCGCAGTGCTCACGGTCGACAACACGGCCGGCGCGTTCCCCGGCATGGTGATCCGCATCCACGACGGCGGTGGCATGATCGAGCGGACGATCCTCACCGTCGACAGCGGCACGCAGATCACCTGCACCGCTACCATGGGCGCCACGGTCGAGACCGCGCAGTCGGTGACCTCGGTGGACGTGGGCACCACGGCCGAGGGCTACACGAAGCCCGCCGCCCTCTGGGGCTACGAGAGCGACTCCGTGACCCTGCGGGTGCTCGCTCACTACATCCCGCTCTCGGTCCAGGCGCTCGCTACGGTGCCCGGCCTCGAGGCCGAGCTTTCCTCGCGGCTCCTGTCCGGTCTGCGCTACACGCTCTCCCAGCAGCTCGTATCCGGACTCGGCACCGCCCCGAGCACCATCTACGCCGGCTCGATCCATGGCGTGGTGTCCTCGACCACGAGCCCCACCTACGCGTGGAGTGACGGCGAGGTGGGTGACACCATGTTCGACGCGATCGCGATGGCGACCGCCTCGCTGCGGTTCCCCGCTGCCGCGACGATCCACGTCAACCCGATCGACCTCCGCAACATGAGCAAGGCCAAGGTCGCCGCCGCCGGCGGTGGTGCCTACGTCTTCCCGCTCATGGGCGGCAGCATCGACGGATACCGCGCGATCGACGGCTCGATCGTGACGGCCTTCGGCACGATCCACCCCTGCTGGGAGGTCACCCAGGGCGATTTCTTCGTGGTGCAGCACGACCTCTTCTCTAAGGTCGTTCGCAACACGAACATGGACCGCGTGGTGGTCGGCTACACCGGCAACCAGTTCATCCTCAACCAGCAGACCATCCTGGCCGAGACGATGGTGGAACACATGATCGTGCGCCCCAACGCCTGCGTCATCGGTGAGTTCGACGAGGCCCCGAGCGCCGGCTGATGATCAAGCGGCCGTGTACCGCAGTCGATCCCGCTGGGCCCGCACGGGGGCCCGGCAACCAGAAGGAGAAGAATCGCATGACCTACGTTCTCGAGAATGACGGCACCATCACCCGGCGGCCCTATTGTGTCGCCCGGGGCATGCTCGCTCGCAAGGAGGCCGTGAAGCTCCTGAGTGATGCCGACGCCGGCAAGATCAAGTCACAGCGCACCACGGCGCAGGCCGACAAGCGCACGCAGTCGCGCCGGGATGGGGGCCCGTCGATCCAGTGACCCACCTTCACCACGAGCCCTCGGCCGGGTCCATGCAGCCCGCCTCCTCTCCCCCGAGTAGTCGGGGGCTCGTGGTGTCCTTTGCCCGGGTGACGCCGTGACCACGGTACTCGTGGGCCTGACGTGGGCGACGGAGTACAAGAAGCTCCTGAACCATGTTCGTCACCGGGTCGGCGACGAGCCGATCTTGCAAGAGCTGTTCAACGTGGCGGTCGAGACCTGCCACGAGGAGATCGGCCGGCGCGACTTCACGGACCCGGCCATTCCCACCCAGGAGTGGATCGCCGGCATGGGCCTGTCCGATGCGCCCGCCGATGAGGTACTGGCTGCTGCCGCCATCCCAGCCCCGGTGCGATACGGGGTCTGGGAGTATGTGCGCGTTGCGTACCACCTGCGCTACACGCTGCCGGGCGTGATTAGCGACCAGAACGGCGCCGGGGGTACCGGGCTAACCCAGCACGCCGCGAACGATCCGTCTTACCGCCCTCTGGCCGTGGCACGCGGGCACTGGCGCCGCTACCTGCTGGACGCCACGCTCTCGGGAGCGATCCCAGCATGACCGGCGAGGACCTACACACCGTGATCCGTTCGCGGGGCCGCTGGACCGACTCGGGCGACTGGGAGCCTGCCTACCGCTCCGAGGAGTTCGAGGTCCTGGGCGCGTTGGCGCAGACCTCGCCCCGCATGGTGATGATGGACCCGAACGGCCCGCCGACGCCCGCGGCATCGTGGACACTCACTCCCGCCGATGGCGAGCGAGAGCTGCTGATCGCCAGCCGCGACGACGCCAGAGGCGGCGACCGCGTACGCCATGGTGACATGCTTCTCGCGGTCGTGGGCGTCCAGGAGTACGGGCGCAGCCGAGTCTACACCCTGATCTACCCGGGGCAGGATCCGGCGGTGATGCCGTGACCGTCACCACGCGCGTGGGCGCGTCGATGGTCCAGGACTACAACGGCCGCCTCGTGAGGTTCACGGAGCGAACCGCGGAACTGGCGACCCACTTCATCCTGGCCGGCATCTCGAAGGACGCGGTCAACGCCTACGGTGAGCGGATCGCCACCTACGCTTTCACACAGGCCGGCGCCAAGGGCAAGGCCCCGAAGTGGATCGGCACGGCCAAAGCCGCAGCCGACCGTTACGAGAAGATGCGCGCGGACGAGGTGATGATCGCCGCGAGTCAGGGCCGGGACGTGGGCGCGGTAGTCGATGCCATCGGGCGCGACACGGCCGGCATGATCTCCGCGGTGGCCGAGGCCGCAGCTCTGAAGGAAAGCGGGGCCCTCCTCCTCGCCGCCGGGGACTACAAAACACGCACGCACGCGTTCCGTCCCAGCTTTGGCGGGTCCAGGAAGCGCAAGGCGGCCGGGCCCATGACCGCCAACCAGGCGCTCTATCAGACGTACCACAAAGGGCGCAGCCGCAGTCGACGCGAGATGCGCCGTGCGGTGTCGTTTCACGAGATCAAGATGCAGTTCGGCGCCAAGTTCCGCTCCGGTGAGCAGGGCCAGAAGGCCGCACGAGCCGAGATCTCCCGCGCCGCCAACGCAGCCCAGCGGGCCGCACGGGCGCTGCACCCGGGCCAGCGTTACTACAGCGCCGGGCGTGAGACGATCATCCGTCGTTCACTCATCGGGGGAGGCCTGTGACCACGGTGTATACCACCGGCACCGCCTGTCTCGACGCCTTCATCCGCGCCGTGCGGCTGGCCATGCCGGAACTGCAGGGCCGGGTGATCCGCTCGTTCCAGCGCCAGGCAGACGCCCCGCAGCCAGACGAGCCGTTCGCCGCGGTGGCGCTTGTTCCCCTGGGCCCGCAGGGCCACCCGGTCATCGACTATCCCTGCGAGGCCGGCACGAGCACGGCACCCGCCGCGCCCTACGACATCCCGCAGACCGTGGACGCGGAGCACCGGGCAGTCGTGGCCGTCGAGATCCGAGGGGACGACGGGCTTGAGCTGATGGAGCTCATGGACTCGCGGATCTGCGGCGAGGGCCCACAGGCCGAACTGCGGCGCGCTGGCGTGGCGTGGTTCCCGGGCCCCGCCGACATCGAGGATGTGACTCGACTCCTGGGTGACCGCTGGGCCTATGCGCTCGTGCGCGTCTACCGGATCGGCTGGCAGCGCCGGGACTACCTGCGGGCCAAGGGCATCGACAACGTAACAGCCGTCACCCCAACGGTGACCTAGGAGACTTAGAGTGGCCAACATCGACACCAACGTCACCGTCAACGTCTACAGCGAGGCCGCAGGGGTGACCTATGCGGACTACACGAACATCTGCCTTCTGAGCACCGGCGCCACGTTCGCCGGCCCGCTCGTGAAGGAGTACACCAGTCAGACCGCGGTGGCGGCCGACGTGGAGCTGAACGCCGCGACCATCCTCGCCGCGTCGTTCTTCTTCGCCCAGCCGAACCACCCGAAGACGCTGCGCATCGCGAAGATCACGGCGTACACCGCGTTCGAGACGGAGCTGCCGGTCATCCTGGCCTCGTTCCCGGAGATCAAGGCGGTCGCGACCCTGGACCGCACGAAGGCCAACCTGCTCGAACTGGCGGCCACGTGCGCCACCTACAAGATCCTGTGCGCGATCCAGTCGAAGGACGTGGACATCCTCACGAACGTGGCGGGTAACACCTTCGTCACGATCAAGGCCCTGTCGAACGGCTACGGGTTCGGTATCTTCCATGATGACGACGCCGTCGCGGCTGACCTCGCCTGGCTGGCGGCCGCCCTCGGCGGTGGTGGCCCGGACATCCGCTCCTTCCCGAGCGCGTACATGACCCTGGTGGGCGTGGACGTGTCCCAGGGCGCGGCCGCACTGATGACTGCTGCCGAACTGACCGCGATCCAGACGGCCGGCGGCAACACCTATACGAGCTTCAAGGGCTTGCCAGTGTGCTACCCTGGCAAGCTCTTCAATGGCGACTTCATCGATGAGCGGATCACGGCGAGCTGGGTCGGGTCGCGCATCGAGGAGGCCGTGGCCCAGCACCTCGTGGACGCCGCCGCCGCCAAGCGCAAGGTGCCCATGAACGACGTGGGCATCGCGGAGATCGAGGGCGTGGTGCGAGAGGTGCTCGAGCGCGGTGCCCCGCCCCGCATGGACGCCCGTCAGAGCCACTTCACCCAGAACAGCATCGGCGTCACCGTGCCGTCTCAGGACGACATCACTACGGCGCAGAAGGCCTCGCGCACCCTTCCCGCCCTGACCGCCTGGGCCGAGAAGGCCGGCGCGGCGTCGATCATCACCATCAACGTCTACCTGGCCGGGTAGCCTAGGAGCACCACCGTGAACATCTACAACCCGCTCTACCAGATGCTCTCGATCAACGGAGTCCTGATCCGGGGCTTCGCCAAGGGAGACTTCCTGACCATCACGCCGAAGGGCGCAGACAACCAGGCCAAGGAGGGCCCGGACGGATCTCTCTCCGTGGCTGTACTGCCCAACAGCCTGTACGACGTGAAGGCCACCCTGCTCCACGGCACCGAGGCACACAAGGCGCTCATGGCGCTCCGCAACTCCATCCGCGCGCTTCCCTCGCCGGTGATGACGTTCACGTACACAGACACGCTCTTCCGCGAGTCCTGGTCGGGCGTGTGCTGGTTCACGACCCCCGCCGGCGCCGGCAAGGGCGACGAGGGCAAGGATCACGAGTGGTCCTTTGAGGCCCAGCTCAACTGCACCATGGTCTAACCCGCAAAGAAGGAGGCAATGCATGCCACTCAAGGCCATCGAGACAAACCTTCCCGACGCCGCGGGAGTCCTGCACCGCTACGTTGGAACCACCATGCCCACGGAGCACCTGATCAACCTGGCCCTCGACCTGGCCGACGTGGCCGAGGGCCCGCTTGCATCGCTGCTTCGGGGCCTGGTGGGCGGCGAGGTGCCGGACGAGGTGCTGGACGCAGAGCTCAACCTGGGCACCGGCAAGGGCATCCTGGCCGGGCTGAAGCTCGAAGGCATCTTCTCCCGGGCGGTGCAGCGCGGAGGCGCCAAACTGGCGCGGCGTGCGCTCCACGGGCTCAAACGCGAGAGCGGGCCAGAGGGCTACCTCGAGGTGGGCGAGCCGGCCGGGTTCGACTCGGCATATTCGGCCAACCTGCCCGAACTAGCGCAGGCCCTGCGGTGGGTGTTTCAGGTGAACGTGCTCCCTTTCTCAGCGGCGAGTGGGCCCGCTGGGAGCGCGCCCTAACTGAGGTCAAGGCGGCCATCTCCCGCCCGGCCAAGGATGCGCGACAGCGTGCCGAGCATGAGCACTCATGGACCCGCAGAGCCGACGCCGCCGCGCGGGTTCTTTCCGGGTCGCCCGGCTGGTACGGCTGGCGGGTCTGGGCCGTCGTGGCCTCTGATGCCGCCACGCTGCCGGAAGTGCTCCGGGAGTGGAGTTTGCTCGACGTGTGGCGCCACTCCTATCACGTCGCATTGGCGCGGGCCATGGAGGGCTGATACATGGCCACGTTGAGAGGAATCCTCACCTACTTCGGCTTCAAGGCCGACGGCACGCAGCTCGCCGCGATCAACGCCAGTGTGGCCGCCACCAAGACCCAGCTCGTGGACGCGGCGAAAGCCGCCGAGACATTCCGGGACCGCATGGGCGCGTCGTTCGGTGGCGTCAAGTCGATGATCATGGGCATCGCGGCCGGGGCCGGGCTGAAGTCGTTCACGCTCGACTTCGCCGCCGACGCCGAGAAGATCCGGAAGTCCTCCGAGGCCCTGGGCATCGGGGCCGAGTCCTATCAGGTGTGGAGCGCGGCAGCGCGGTCTGCGGGCGTGGACACTGACCAGTTCAACACCATCCTCGGCAAGATCGGGAAGAACGCCAGCGAGGCGGCCAGGGGCCAGGGCGAGGCGGCCGACACCTTCCGGCGCCTCGGGGTGGATGTGAAGGGGGCAGACGGCAAGGTCGCTTCGATGGAGGTGCTTCTTGGCCGCGTGTCCGACGCGTTCGCCAAGCTCCCGGCGGGCCCGCAGCGCACGGCTTACGCGCTCAAGCTCTTCGAGGAGCAGGGCACGAAGCTGCTTCCGTTCCTGACGAAGGGCAGCAAGGGCGTCGAGGAGCTTCGCCGGCGGATGCTTAAGGCCGGCATCATCATCGGTGACAAGTCGCTACAGGATGCGAAGAAATTCACCGAGGCGCAGAAGGCCATGCAGGGCGCCATGCTCGGGGTGAGGAACACCATCGGTGCGGCCGTGCTGCCCTACATGGTGAAGGCCGTTACCGCGGTTCAGAAGTGGATCACCCAGTCCGTGGGGCTCAAGCGCATCATGGCGGGCCTCGAGGCCGGGGCGAAGATCCTGGCCATCGCTCTCGGGGGGATCCTGCTGTCCAAAATCCTTGCCGCGGTGATCGCGTTCACCCGGTTGGGTGCCGCCGCGATGTGGGCGAACATCAAGCTCATGCTGATCCCCCTCGCGTTCCTGGCCATCGCGCTCGCGATCGAGGACCTGTATCGGTTCTTCCGCGGCGAGGACTCGCTTATCGGCCGCATCCTGGGCCCAGACGCCAGTAAGAAGCTCTGGGACTTCATGGATCAGGTCAACAACGTCGCGCTCTTCCTGAAGGACGTCGCCCTCGAGAAGGTCAAGACCTTCGGGCGCGGGGCAGCGGCCGCCATCGGTTGGACGGTCGACAAGGCCGTCAAGCTCGCCGCCTCCATGGGCGACCTATGGGAGTTCATCTCGAAGCCCCCAGGCGAAGAGGAGGGCTGGCTCGGGTTCTTGCACGGCCTGCTCAACGGCATCTACCAGATGTTCAAGAAGGCGTTCGAGGCCGGGCAGAAGCTGGCCGAGCTCATGGGGCTCACCACGCCTGAGACCGCGGTGGGCCTCACCACCGGAGCAAGGACCGACATCGACGACGCGGTGGCGACCGGCATCTACAACGCGAACGAGAACCAGCGCACCCTGCGGGATCTCGGCCTGCCCGAGGGCGAGGCCACGGTGCGCGGATCCTATGTGCTGGGCGAGGCGCAGGGCATCATGGATCGCATGATGTCCTCGCCCTTCGACTTCGGCGCGGTGTCCAGCCTGGCAGACCTGCAGCGCAACACCGGCATGGGCTCGGACGAGAACAGGCTCAAGGCCAACACCACGTCCATCGTGCTCAACATGCCGGTCACCACCGAGGCCGATCCAAACGAGATCGGACGCGTGGTGGCCCAGGAGATCGATCGCCGGGTCCGCACTGCTTACGATGACTACCTCGAAGCTAGTGGGGTGACGCCGTGAGCCCGTACATCTACCCGACCGAGATCCCGACGATGGGAACTGAGGTCTTCAGCTTCGACTGCACGCAGGACGAAGATCACACCGCGCCCGCGAAAGCCACGGAGTACGCCGTCGACACCGGGTTCACCTACTCGGACGGGGTGACCATCGGCGCGAAGAAGTGGCGGATGACCGGCATAGTCACGGCCACTCCCCTGGGTGGGCTCCTGGGCATCTCCTGGGACAAGCCGAACGGCCTGGGCCGTATCACCCGCGCCTATGACTCGCTCGTCAAGCTGCGGGACGCCCGGCAGCCGGTGTGCCTCGCGCTGCGGTTCGCAACCGTGGTCGGCTACCTGACGACAGTGAGCATGAAAGCAGCCAAGGACATGGGCGGCAGCGCGGAGATCACCATCGAGGCTGAGGAGGTGCGCCGGGCTGTGCCGTCGTTCGGCTCCATCCCGGCCTCGAGACTGGCTCCGTCCGTGTCGCCGCAGACCGCGAAGAACGCCGCCGGGGGCGCAGGCAAGAAGCCACCCCGCTCCGGGCTGGCGGCGATCGACGATGCGTCCGGCGGCAGACTGAGCGGGGCGTTGAAATGACCACCGAAGCGATCGACCTCGGCATTGTTGACGCGGCCCCGGTACATGACCGGCTCGTGGAGCTCGACGGGCAGACCTTCCGTATGGTGCTGACGTGGCGGGAGCGGCAGGCGTGCTGGTACCTGGACCTGTACGCTGAGGGCGGCAGCGCGCTGATCATTGGCTGTGCCTTGCGCCCTGCCTCGCCCGCTCTCCTGAGGCGGCAGGGCACGCAGTGGCCGGGCGGCGCGCTCATGCTAGCGTCCATCAACGGCACGGCCGAGGCTTGCACCTTGGCGGGCCTGGACGTGACCCACGAACTGCTCTACCTGCCCGCCGTGGACATCTCCGCTTGGAGGGCCAGTACGTCATCGACTGGCGGTCTCACCTTCGAGGCTCCGTGATGCCGGTCCCGCAGCGCATCCTACAGGTCACAGTGGGCCAGTCCGGCACGGGCGGCATGCGGTTCGCGTGGCCGACCTTTATCGAGGTGGAGACCGAGCACACGGCCGACGCAAAACCCAACTCAGCTAAGATCAAGCTCCACAACCTATCGCCCGGGGAGATCTCGTGGTGTGAAGTCTCGGGGCAGGTGGCGCAAGTCATCGCAGGCGAGGGCGTGGCCAGCCCAATCGCGATCGGAGATATCCGCCGCAAGCAGGTGATCACCGAGTCCCTGGCCTCTGGCGGCACGGTGACCACCCTCGAGGCCCGCGACGGCTTCCGACGCTATATCGACTCCGTGTTTGCCAGGAGCTACCCACCCGGCACCACGCGCGACTTGATCATGTCCGATGTACTCTCGGCCATGCAGCTCCCGATCGGCTACCGTTCTCCCGGACTGGCGCCGCTGGTATTCCCGATGGGCTACACCTTCAGCGGCAAGGCACGCCACTGCATGGATGAGCTGGTGGCCATGGACGTGGGCACCTGGACGATCCAAGGCGGACGCGTCTACATCTTCGCCCCGCACGATCCGCAGCTCGCTGGGACTACCCCGATCCTGTCCGCGGATACCGGGCTCATGGGTTCACCGAAGCGGCGCGACCGGGGCTGGATTGAGTGCCGCTGCAGGTTGCAACCGGCTTTCAATAAGATTTGGATGGGCTTCCAAGTGCAGAGCCGCTGGGTGAACGGGATCTTCAAGGTGGCCAAGATTGCCCACAAGGCGACCTCTGACGGCGCCACCTGGGAGACCTCGGTCGAAGGGATGCCGGTGACGACATGATCGACGGCGCCACTCCCACTCTCGGCGCGCTCCTGGACATCGCCAGTACGTCGGCGGTCAACCGGACGCACGGCCCGATCCCGGGGAAGGTCATCAGCTACGACGCCGGGACGAAGCGCGCCACCGTGCAGCCGGTGATTGGCGTGGCGACCGAGGCACCAGGCGTCTACGCCCCGGCGCCCATCACGCAGGGCGTGCTCGTGGCGTGGGGCGAGATCGAGTGGCCGCTGCTCCCCGGGGCCTGGGTGATGCTAATCCCACAGGACGCAGACATCAGCGTCTGGGGCACGAGCGGGGCCACCGGACAGGCTCCACCGACGCCGCGGACGTGCTCTCACTCGGACTGGATCGCGCTCCCGTGGTGCCCGTCCCCGATCCCGGTGGTGCTCACCGACTTCGTGGCGCTGGCGAGCAAGGTGCTGACTGAGCTGCAGGCGATCAAGACCTGGGCCGACGGTCACACACACCCCCCGGGTACATTCGCCAACCCTGGCGGCGCGGTGGTCGGTGTGTCGGCGGCCCCTACTGCGCCTATGACCGCGCCCGGCAGCGTGGCCAGCACGAAAGTGAAGTGTGGCTGAATGGCACTGCTCCTGAATGAAACGACCTGGGACCTGGCAACGCCGATCCGCAAGGCCACCGCGGCCGAGCAGATCCGGCAGTCCGTGGGCGTCAGGCTCAAAACCCGCCGCGGCGAGTGGGCCTTTGATACCGACCAGGGGTTGCCCTTCACTGAGGCCATCTTCACGAAGGATCCAGACTTGGCGCTCATCGAGTCCTTGATCCGCTCCGAGGTGTCGCTGGTCACAGGAGTCACAGGGGTCACCAGGGTCGGCATCATCTTCGACGCTGACACCCGCGCCCTCACAGCCGAGGTGGATGTTGCCACGGACGAAGGTCTGTTGACCGTCACCGTCTGAGTTCAAATGCCCTTGACTATTCAAGAAATACACGATCAGTTGACACGAGTACACGTTTCGTGTAGTGTGATCCCATGCTAACGCCCGTCCTCGACGCCACCGGGTTGACCCTCCTCCGGACCGAGGATGTGCTGGCCAACCTCGTCGAGTCGGTTCAGTCGTCTCCGCAGTTCGGGCCAGAGGAGGCCGTTGGCGGTGACACCCCGCTCGGTCAGATCCTGGCCCCAGTGGCCCAGCAGATCGGCCTGACTTACGAAGCGGTACAGTCAGCCTACGACTGCACCGACCCGGAGGCGGCCGAGGGCGTGGTGCTCGACAGCATCGCCGCTGCCCGCGGGATGACTCGCGAGCCAGCCACCTACTCCACGGTAGGTCTGATCTGCACCGGCACCACGAGCACGGTCATCGCGGCCGGCAAGCGCGTGCGCGTGGCCGACGGCGCCGTTTTCGCAATCGACCACGCCGTCACGATCGCACCTGGGACGACCGTTGTGGCCGATGCGACCTGCACCGTTACCGGCCCGCAGGAAGCCGCGATCGGCGCCTGCACCACCATCGTGGACGCGGTCGCCGGATGGTCCGCTGTCACGAATCCCGCCGCCGCGGTGCTCGGCTCGGACGAAGAGACGGACGCCGCGCTCAGAGCCCGCATGGCCACGAGCGGAAGCATCGACGGCCGCTGCACCCTGCCCGCCATCCGGGCCAACGTGCTGGCCCTGGACAGCGTGGACGCGTGCGTGGTGTTGACCAACAGGGCGCTCGTCACGGACTCCGATGGGCTCCCCGGGAAGTCGTTCCGGGTGGTCGTTTGGCCGGCGCAGTCGAGCGACGAAGAGGAAGCCATCGCTGGCGTGATCTGGGATCATCTGCCCGCGGGCATCTACTGCGACGGGACGACTGCAGTGGTGGTCACGGATGAGCAGGGCGACAGCGAGACGATCCGTTTCTCGCTCGCCACGGAGCAGGTCCTGCACTGGGTTGCTATCGTTACCACGACGCCGGTTGACCCTGCCGCGGAGCCGTTCCCGGTCGATGGCCTCGACCTGATCGAGGCCGCGATCCTTGCCTACGGCAACACCCTTGGGGTGGCGCAGGACGTGATTCCGCTGGCCGCCGCCGGGTACTGCACCGCAGGCTACGTCGACGCCACCACCGGCGTGCGCGTGCCGGGCATTCCGGGGATCCGCGCCCTCGAGGTGCGGGTGAAGGTCGGCGGCGCTCCGGGTGGGGGAGACACGGTCCCGATTGTTATCGGCTCGACGCAGGTTGCCACCACGATCGCCGCTAACGTGAGCGCCACTTGACGGCCGGAGTGATCACGGAGCGAACGGATGTACCGGCTGACGGAGCCGCGCTCATCCTGTCCCAGTTCAAGCGGCTGCAGACGTTCACCGGGGGCCGCACCTACGTTTGCGGCGAGCTCGAGGAGCTGGTCAGGATCTGTTGTGCAGAAGTGCAGCAGGCCGAGTCCATCGCCCATGACCTGATCACGGAGCGGCTCCTGTCGACCGCGGTGGGCGTCCAGCTCGACCAGTGGGGCCGACGTCTGGGATGCAGTCGCCTCGGCCTCGCGGACGCGGATTACCGCGCCATGCTGCTCTGCTGGATCCTGGTCCTGGGGTCGCACGGCAAGGCGTCCACCATCCAAGAGATCGTCAGGCGCCTGGCGGGGGCGGTTTCGGTGTCCTACCGTCAGGCTGGCTTGGCCCACTTCGTTCTGTCCTACGACCTCGCCACGCCCACCACCGCGGACCGCCGCGCCCTCATAGAGACCGCGTTGGAAATGGCCGCCGCGGTGGGCGTGTCCTGGACGGTGACCGAGGGCGACACCGCGGGGTGGTTCGGCTTCTCCGAGGACGCAACGGCCACCTCTCTCGGGTTTGACCAGGGAGGGCTTAGCGCCCTAGCTGCACAGGTGAATCAGTGAGCGAGTACCCGCGCGATATTCCCGACCTCGAGGGCTTGCACTGGGCCGACGGCGGGAGCCCCGAGACTATCACGGAGCCCGATGAGAGTCTGAAGGACGACGGCTACGCGGCCAACGACAAGCCCGCCGCTGCCGCCTGGAACTGGACGCAGCGCGAGCTCGGGCGCGTGGCCGACTGGCTGCAGGGCTGCACTGTGCGCCGGTTCGCCACTCTGGCCGAGGGTATCGAGGCCACCTCCCCGGGTGACCTTTTCCAGGTATACGATCCGAAGGCTGTGGGCTCCGAGATGCTCTCGATCACACCCTCGGCCGACCCGCGCTGCTACTGCTGCGACGGCTGGCGGGTCTTCATCGGCAACGCCGCTGCCGGGGTCGACACGCTCCGAGCCTACCACGCCAGCACCGGGGCCGTCCTGTGGCACAGCGAGACCGTCAACGACGTTCCCGGGTCGGTCTGCTGTGACGGCGAGTACGTCTTCTGCTCCTCGACCTCCGGGGGCGGGCCATACACGACGAAGATCGAGATGTTCTCGGCGCTCGACGGGTCACTCATCGACACGGAGACGCTGACCGGGGACTGGGCCACGCCGATCGGCGGCATCGCGTGCAACGGTGGGTACCTCGTGGCCATCGGCTGGAACGCCACCGACAACAAGAGCACGATGAGGATCTGGCCCTACACCGGTGCCGGGTTCGGCGCGCTCGTGGGCTCCCTAGACTACACCACCGGGGCATCGAACGAGGTCAAGGCTTGCGCCATCGGAGACACCTGGGCCGTCATGGTGGGCATCGACGGCACGGGCGCGGCATACACCGTGCTCAAGGTGGTCGACCTGGCCACCGCTGCCGAGCTGTGCTCCGTGGACACAGCCGCGTGGAGCACGTCCAGCGATCACGGTCTGCTGTCCGTCGCTACCGATGGGCGCCGCATCTACACGGCTGGGCTCCACATGGACCCCGCCGCTGGCACGGACTATCGAAACGTGTTCATTTGGGGGCAGTCCCCGAGCTACCCCGGATGGGATGGCGGGGCACAGTTGATCTCGTCCAGCCACATGCCGGGCGACCTGGATCATGCTCTCTCCGTTGATGACTCGCTCATGGCCCTCATGGCGTCGTCCACCGGCGCCGCGGGCGCGTTCACCATCGACGGCGGAGAGCCGGTCGTGGCAGTCGCTGGTGACTCCGGGGTCCTGCCCGGCGCGATCGCCCACTCGTCTCTCGACGGCGGGCTGCTCTGGTACTTCGATGGGACCGACCTGGTGGGAGTCAACCTGTACCGTGAGCCTCGCCTGTACCGGCGCGCCTCCGGGACCGATGTCAACCGAGGCCCCCTCCCCGGGCGCCTGGCGCAGCCTGTGAGGTAACGCAATGGCCGTCAAGCCGCATCTGATCAGTAACTCTGCCTCGACCGAGATCCCGCTCGTGGACGGCGCCGGGCGCAAGCTCGCGGGCAAGGCACTCGTGTGGAACCCGGTTACGAACACGGACAACGTGGCGCTCAGGGAGTCCAGCAAGGACAACCCCGAGGCCGCCGGGCAGACCCCGGGGACCGGCACGAAATCGACGGCGGCCCTGGACTACGTCATCGACACCACGGCGGGCGAGGTGGTGATCCCCACCGGCCACGCGTTCCAGGACACGCTCGATCGCACCTGGACAGCGGATGCGACCACGACGAAGGCCGCCGCGACGGCTTCTGTCGCAACCGTGACCCTGGCGTCCACGGACACGACCACGGCATCCGCTCACTTCGCCAAGGGTACGCTCATCTGCAAGACGGGCGAACATATTACCGGTCCCTTCTGGGAGACCGACTCGGCCAAGACGCTCCCGCAGGCCACGTTCGGCACGGTCACGGAGCGGTTCACCATCGACAACGACGCTCAGGCGGTGGTCATCCCGGCCGGGACACACGTCAAGAAGGCTGCAGTGGCGACCCTGTGGGCCACGGACGCCGAGAGCTCGACCGCGCGGGCCACGCAGAGCACGGCCGTTCTGACCCTCGGGTTCGACACGAGCGCCGGGGTCGTCACCGTGCCCGCTGGCGCCGCGGTCAAGGTTGCGGCCGTGGCTGGAAACTGGACCATCGACGCAGAGGCCGTGGCCCCGGCTGCCACCTACTCCACCGCGGTCGTTGAGGTGGTGGGCACTCCCGGCACCGTGATCGCAGCCGGGAAGCGCGTCAAGCACGCCGCGGCTTCGGTCTACTGGGCCCTTGACAGCGAGACCACGATCCCGGCCGAGGGCTTTTGCGACGCGGCCGTGACCTGTACCACCATCGGGGCACAAACCGCCGCCGCCGGCTGGCTCAACACGATCCATGACGCGGTCGCCGGATGGACTGGGGTCGAACAGGAGGCCGCCGCGACGGTGGGCGTCACCTCGACCCCGACGATCAGCCGGACCTGCACCTGTGCCGCTCGTGGCGCCACCGCTGCGGCTCCGGGTGCCATCGACACGATCGTGGACGCCGTGGCCGGGTGGTCGAGCGTCACGAACCCTGGCGCGGCCGTCGCCGGCCTGCCGATCGTCGCCTCGGTGGACCTCGCCTGTACCTGCGAGGTGCGCGGGGCCATCACCGCGGCCGCCGGCACGCTCGACACGCTGCCGACCCCGGTGACTGGGGTGTCCGCGGTGAGCAACCCAGGGGACGCGGTGCCCGGCCTGACCACGACGCCCTCGACCACTGTGGGCGTGACGTGTCAGACCCTGGGAGACGTTGCTGCGCTCGGCACTACGCTCAACACGTTCGTCCATCCCGAGGACCTCGAGGTGGGCGTCACGGTGAGCAACGCCGCGCCAGCGACCCCGGGAGTGGCGGCTGCGTACACCGGCTCGATCAACGTCACCCGGGCCGTGGTGGGCGCAGACGCCGCGCTGGCCAACACGATCACCGACCCGAGCCCGAACATCGTGGGCCTGGTGTCCGTGACTAACCCGCTCGCGGCCGTCACGGGGACCGACCCCGAGGAGGGTACGACCGCGGACGTGGTGATCGAGCCCGGGACCGGCCATCCGTTCGACGGGGCGATCGGCCACCTCGAAGCGAAGGCGCTCGGCAGTGGTTCGATCTACGTCCAGCTCATGACCGGAGCGGACGCAGCTCAGGAGAACATGCGACCGGGGACGCAGCCCGTAAGCGGATCCGTCTCCCTGTCCCGCGACGTGGCCGCCGCGCTGGTCAACGATGCGTCGTGCAAAGACGCGGCCTCAGCTCCGAGCACGGTTGCGGACGGCTTCCCGCTGCCGAGCCAGGGCGCCAAGGAACTGATCGCCCTGGCCTGCACCATCACGGCCGCCGCGAGCGGGACCGTGACCGGCACCCTCTGGTACTGGAACGCACTGGCGACCACGGCCGCCTGGTACCCGATCCGGGCGCTCACCTTCGGTAACCCGGCCGCCATCGCCGCGGACACGACGCAGGCCCTCGGCGGGATCGCTGAGGTCACCTGGCCCAAGGGCGCCACCCGCGTCTACTGGCAGACCACCGCGAGTACTGGGACGCCCAGCGCTGCCCGCATGACGATCACGGCGTAACCATGGACCTTAAGCGCAAGCAGACCTTGTGGGGCGCGGTTTCGGGTGGCGTGATGGCCATCACCGTGGCCATGGTGCTTATCCTCGGCGGGCCGCCCTCGCTGATCCCGCATCGGCCTGTGTCCGCGGCTCTCACCCTCCGCCTTGAGCTGATCGCGGCGCGCGACTTCGGCCGCCTCCCGGCCCGGGGTACGGCCGCGGGGCAGTTCTGCGGGTCGATGGGCGCGCTCGGCACGCCCGACCACTGCTGGCAGTTCGGCGGGTCGGGGACCGTGGCCGACCAGACGGCCGACGCGACGAAATGGGACCTTGCCACAAGCGGATCGCCGCGAATCGGCCTGGTGACAGGAATCCCCGTCGCCGATTCCACGGGGTGGGTCGATTGGACCTCTGAGCTTGCAGCGCAGGGAATTGCAACGTCCGACTTCTACCAGAAGACGAGCGCGTCGATTCCGAACAACCCCAAGATATCCGTGACGATCGTGTACGCCGCCTCACAGACGGTGCCCTACTCCGGACAAGTGGTGTGGCTGGGATCTTCTCCTGCGCGAAACTGGTCGATCACCGCGAGCGCGTCTAATGTCCTGGGGATCACCATCACCGGAGCCAGCGCGACCAAGACGCTGCAGCCGAACCCGTATGCCGACCCATCGTTGGCTGGCTCTGGTTTTCGGTGCTGCACCCTGAGCGTGGACACCACCGCGGCCGAGGGGTCGAAGGCGTGGTGCAACGGGACCGACGTGACTCCGGCCTCGCACGACATGACTGGGGTTGGTGACTACGCCTCGTCTGGTACGATAACGATCGGCCGGGCGCAGTCGGGGCCGATCGCGCGATTGCGAGTGGACTACACCACGGCCACGCTTGCGGATCACAAGGCCCTTTGCGGCTCGCTCGGGCAGGTCGTGGACTGGACCCACGCCGCGAGCGCGGACGTTTACCGCATCCACGACACGGCAGGATACGGGCAGGCCCGGTGCTACCCAGCCGGAGTGGGGCGGGCCTCGTGTGTGGCGGCTGGACGCCCCGCGTACCGCTGGACCGGGACGGACTACCGATGGACGATGGAATCTGGCCGCACGAACCGGATCCTCTACTCGGGCGCCCCCATCTGCGGCACCGGCTGGACCTGCACCACGGCCACTATCGCGCTCGCCGCCAGTCCGACCGGACTCATGGACGCCGGAGCAATCACCATGGGGGGCGGGACAGTCAAGGTCGCCGGCACGAGCTACACGGCCTCGGCCGCACTCCATCCGCGCCTGTGGGTGAAGATGTCCGCGGCCGGCGTGCTCGACGCATCCCATGTCGGAGGTGAGGGACACTGGACGATTGACAGCACTACCCTGGGCAGCGCGTGGACGGAAGTTTACACCGGGCATCCGGCCGTGACTGAAATCCAGCCATGGAAGGCCACCGGAGCAGGTGCAGTGAACATCACGTTCAGCGGTTCGAACGCATCGGTTTGGATGCCCACGGTCACCGAGGTAGCTGGGCGCAGCGTGATCCCCACGAAGAATCTCGTCTACGCCGGGCAGGCACAACGGATCGAGATCAACAACATCGACGGCCGATACTGGCAGCACAGCGATACTGCCACCATCACCGGGGATGCAGCGTGCGTCGACCTCGGGCCCACGGTGGCGATCACCGGGCAGCTCGGGGCCGAGTGCCTGGGGGATCTGTCCAGCCTCAAGATCGAGGGGTCCGCGAGTCGCATCGGGAGCGACGTGATCTTCCTGGCCGGGCAGAGCAACGCGGAAGGCATCGGCGTTACCGCCACGCAACTCGACGCCACGCACCTGCCGCTGCCTGACCACTGGGATTACTGGATCGCACAGGCGCAGGCCGCCCTTGTGCGCGGCGGGAACTTCGGCGTGCGAACCTACTTCGGCTCGGAGCCGTGGTGGGCGCACACCTTCGCCACCGCGCACCCGACGCAACCGGCGGTGATCATCAAGCGGGCCATCTCTGGCAGGTCGCTCTACTACGCCTGGTATTACACGGACGACGCCGGCCGCCGGGCGGTCACCGGGGACACCACCGCGATGTACCAGTACAGCTACCTCGTCGCGGACTACGCGGCCGTGACCCGTGGGCAGGTTCCGCGCTCCGTGATCATGGTGTGGATCCAGGGCGAGGCCGACACCGGCATGGACGTCCCGAGTGCGGACTACGCGGCCGGGCTCGACCGCTTCATCACGCACCTGTCGGCGGACATCGGGCACCAGATCGATCAGCTCATCGTGCCGCGCGTGTGCATCGCCTACGCGGGCGGGACCTACTACGGGCGCGTCATCGCGGCGCAGAATTCGTGCGATGCGTCGGCCTACGGCGGCGCGGACTGCACCGTGATCGACACCGACTCGTTCGACTGCGGGACCGGTGGGGCCGCGGGGCACTACACCGGCCTCGTCGGTCTCCCTCAACTCGGAAACGCCATCGGCGCGGCGATCACGCCGTAGGAGGCCATCATGGGAAACATCCTTCAGATCATCGTCGGGATCCTCTCGCTCCTTCAGGTCGCGCTGGCATCGGCTGTCGCCGCGGGCGCCACCGCGCCGAAGTGGATGGTCATCGCTGGCGCCGTGCTCGCGGCTGTCGCTGGCTCGCTCCGGGCGGGGCTGTTCGGACCTCTGCCGGACAAGCCGGCCGACCCGCCCGCTGGGCCCACGGTGAAGCCATGAGCCGCGACGAAAAGCGACGCCTGGCCGTGGGGCTACTCGGACTCCTGGGGCTGGCGCTCCTGGCCGTGTTGCATGCGGGGTGTCCGTCGCCCTACCTGACCGCATACCGTGGGATCGCCACGGCGCGCGCCACGGCTGCGACCACTGAGCAGGCCCTGGCCGATGCCTGCCAGGTCAAGCGGGTCGGATGCCTCGAGGCCCACGGGCCCGGCACGCCTGCTTACGGCGCGTGCGTGGAGCCATGCGTCAAGGCGCTAACCGCCTGGACCAAGTACACCCGACCGGCCCTGAATACCGCCCTGGTGGCGGCTGTAGGTTCCGTAGCCACCGCCGAGGCCGTCAAGGCAAAGGCCCCGCTTCTGGACATCCTCAAGCCGGTGACGCTCGTGCCGAAGGATTCCACGCCATGAGCGGCCCCAACCCGCAGCCCTGGATCGGCCACACGAAGGAGCCGCCCCCATGACGACGCAGACGATCGCGGAGCGGTCCATCCTGGTGACCCACCTCGAGGAAGGCCCGGTAACGGACCTCGCCGCGCCCTACGGCTACGCCGAGAGCCCGACGATGCTCCGGCTCACCCGGGAATTGCTCGAGGCCGCCGGCGGTCAGGCGCTCTACCTGGGCCGCGCGTGGGCCTGCCAGCTCGACCTGCTCTACCTCACGGACACGGGCACCACGGATGGCATCCCGCTCGGGGCACACAGCACGGCCACGGCGACCTTCACAGGTACGCTCGCCACGGTGATCCCGGCACAGACCACGGTCAAGCACGCGGACGTGGACGGCCTGTGGGAGACCGGCGCCGCGTCGAGCATCCCGGCCGGGCTCACCCGTGACCTCGTGGTCACCCGGCAGATCGCGGGCCCGGTGGCTGCGCTGGCGCACGCGCTGGACACGATCTCCCCGGGGGTATCCGGACTCTCCGCAGTGGACAACGTCCTCGCGGCGACCCCGGGCAGCCTGGCGACGATCACCATGCGGATTCTCGACAGGCGCACCCGGACCCTCGTCCAGACGCGGTCGAGCCTCGTGGAGTGCGTGGGGTCGAGCGGGGTCTACCAGATCACAGCCGACCCGGATCAGCGGTCCAGGCTCGCCACGGTGGGCGCTGGCAACGCCGGGCGACTCGTCCTGCGGTGGGCTGCGGCCGATGACCAGCCCCCGCCCGCGGGTCTATGGGATGTGGAGCTAGTGGTCGCGCATCCCGGTGGTGCCGCGGTCGAGGCGCGCGGGCTCCTCGAGGTGCTGGCGTGACCCACTTCCGCCGCCGGATGCGCCGACTCCTGGATACCGTCCTCGGGGCCGCGATCCTGGTGGCCGTGGCCGTCGACGCCATCGTCAACGACCCGACGAAGAAGAAGGAGCGGAAACGATGACCGCCTCATGGGCCTCGGCCCTCGCCGGTATCGGTGCCACCCTGATCGCCGCCCTCCTGGCCGCTGCCGCTGGCTTCCGGGGCTTCCGGGCCGACGTGAAGAACCTCGGCAAGCAGCTCCGCAAGATGCAGCTCGCGGCCGTGGCCCGGGACGCCCGCGAGGAGGAGCGATCGAAACACCAGTCCTCGAAGGGGTGGACCGTCGCGCACGTCAAGGAAGCGATCGACGAGCACGTCAAGGGGTGCCGGGCCCGCTCGTGGGAGGAGGACGTTTCCGGAGTCCACGATCCGCAGCTGCCCCGCCGCGGACAGGGTGGCGCATGACCTGGTACCCCGAGCCAGCGTGGCCGTGCAAGGGCATCGACTCCGCGGGGTGCGACAGCTCCCCCGGCAACGTCTGCACCCCCGAATGGCTGGCAGCCGTCCCGGAGGTGGTGTTCTGCGCCCGCTACCTGCGCCTCGACGGTGAGGTGCGCGGCCACGTGGTGCCAGGTGGCGATTGGGCCGGCGTCTGGTCGTTATCCCTGCAGGAGGCCGAGTGGATCGGCGCGGCCGGCAAGGCTCTCATCCCGGTGCAGTTCGGGCCCGCCCGCGGGGACATGCTCGGGACGGACCTCGGGCGCAAGCGGGGCGAGGCCGCGGTGCAGTCAGCCCGACTCCTGGGCCTGCTTCCAGGGGGTCATCTCTGGTGTGACGTCGAGGGCGCACGCGCGCACGCCGCGGGCGAGGCCGCTACCAGGGCGTACATAGACACCTGGTCGTCGGTCGTGGTTCAGGCCGGCTACCAGGCGGGGTTGTACGTCGGCGACGACGCAGTCCGGCCGACCGGGCCGGGACTCTACCGCCTACCGCACGTCACGAGCTACTGGGGCAGCTACCCGGCGAAGCGGGCGCCATACATGGAGCCGCTGCCGCGCGGGTGGAGCATCCGGCAGGGGTTGCCCACGGCCGTGGCTGGGCTGCAGGTCGACTGGGACGAGATCACGGTCGATGGGAAGGGGCAGACCCCGTGCTGGTATCGGTGGCTGGGGTAGGCTCCGGCACGTCGAACGTCACCAGACACTCCGCGCAGATCCCATGAGAGGTCCGGTCCGGCTCGTCCTCGTCCCCGGGCTGCGGGGGCAGGGGCTTGTCACACCAGGCGCAGACGCGGGTCAACGGTACACGCCGTCCGGGTACACGCTGATATCCAGGGTGCTGATGAGCCTGCGGGATCCGTCAGAGCGCATCCGGCTGACCTCCTCCTGCACCGGCACGATCGAGTAGTCACCCGGGATGCCCGGCTGCGGGCCTCGGATGCCGCCGCAGGTACACTCGCGCGACCCGCAGAGCCGGTCTACCTTCCTCATCTGGGACTCGGAAAGGATGCATCCGCCCTCGGGGATGGACAGGGTGATCGAGGTATTGTGAAAGTTGTTGGACATGGTGATCTTCATGGTTTGTCTCTCCTTCTGCTGCCTGGCTCATCAGCACCGGGTGGCGCCCGGTGGACGGGGCCGAGGCCTCATTTCGCCTGGTGTATCGCCGCGAGAAACGGAGCCAGGGCATCTTTCAGCTTACCCAGTCCGCGGTCTGCTATGTAGGACTCGTCTGCCGCCTCTACCAGCTTCCGGACGGCCGCCACCTGTAGGCAATCAGTCACGGCGAGAGGCCCGCGCGGGAGCACCATAATCGGACAGGCACGGCCGGTGATTTCAAGCGTCAGCCTGGCCTTCAAGGTGGTGATCACGTTCGCCGCCCACTCCGGCTCCTCGCGGCAAAGCCGAATCAGACTCACGATGTCCCCTGCCGAGTTCCTGTATTCATTCACGATCCACCTCATCACGTAGCGGGCACGGCTCGCAGCAATACCCGAAAATCAGCCGGTCACCACCGCTCGCCAGCCACCGGATCCCGGTCATTGACGAGGGCCAGTTCGCCGGCCGCTTGTTGAGACACCGGTCAATCGGCTGGCCGATCTCCACGTTGAGGGCGTTGCCAGGCCTCCGGGCCAGGACCAGCACGAGCCTGGCCCCGCACTGGTCACGCATCGATCCACCGGTAGGTCTCGACCCGGCCGCCCTTGGACTGAGCGGAGAGGCACGCCAGGGTATAGCCCAGCTCATAGAGAGAGGCCTTGTCGCCTCGCTCCACGCGGCCGCTGCCGCTCCACTCGCCGCGGGAGTCGGTCAGGGTCAGTATGGCGAGCCCATGACGCACGTACTCGATAGTGGCGTCGAACTTGCTCTCGGTGGCCTGATTCGTGGTCTTCATGGTCTTTTCTCCTCTGGTAGCCTGGCTCATCAGCACCGGGTGGCGCCCGGTGGACGGGGCCGAAGCCCCGTTTTCGCCTAGTGGGCGATGACTGCCATCACTTTCCATGCCTGTATACCGAACAACCCAGGGAGGGTAATCTGGTAGATGCAGGTACGCCAACCGGCGGCCGTCTTGGCAGCAGCCCAATCAACCGCCGCGCGGTGAGAGCCGAAAGTCATCTGGTCGGTGGTGCGCTTCGTGTTGTTCATGGTCTGTCTCCTCGCGGTCGCCCGCTGTATGACTAACTTATGCCACAACCCGCGTCACACGTCAAGAGGAAAAAAAGAAATATTCGCAATCGCCCTAGTCATAGTCCAGGATACGCGCGATCATTCAAGCACTTGCGCGTATAGATTATTTTGCGCGAAATGCGTTTTTTACTTGCAACTGCCAGCGGGAGAGGCTACAAAGGACGGACAAGGAGGACAACTCAATGCCCGCAAAGCCCAAAAAAGTGAAGTCTCACGTCAAGGTGTCAACCGTCATCAATGCCGAGCTGCACAAGGCACTGAAGATCCGAGCTGCCCAGGACGGGCTAACCATCGCGGAAGAGATCGCGGGGATCTTGGATAGCGCGGTGGGCCGATGAAGCCGGAGCGCCTCGCCAGAACCGTAGTAGTCCCGGAGCACATCTATCGGGCGCTGGTCCAGATTGCGCTCGAATACGATCGACTCGATGGGGTCGAACTGTCCACGCCCGGGTGTAGGTGGGATATGGTAATGTGGTATTTGTTGACCGGAGCCGTCGCCGCTGGCAACCCGGACGTGGTGGCGGCCAGCCTCCACCGGGCAGTCAATCGGGTGCAGCCGTGAACGCCGTACAATGGGGAATCGAGCACGCCGCTTGCTCCGAGGCCATGGATTGGCTGCGGTCGCTGCCCGAGGGCACCACGATGGCCGAGGCGTGGCAGTTCTGCGTCCGCTCAGACTGGATGCTGTGGGCGCTTCACGCCATCCATTACAAGAGCTACCCGGGTCCGCGACACTTCGCGCTAGACTGCGCCCGGTGGGATCACGAGCGACGGATCGCCCGCGGAGAGACTCTCCGGCCGGAATCGGTCGCATGCCTGGACGCCGTGCATGGCTACACCGCAGGCACGCACACCGCGGAGCAGATGGCTGCGACGTGGGCTGCGGCGCGGGCTGCGGCGTGGGATGCGACGCGGGCTGTGGCGTGGGATGTGGCGTGGGATGCGGCGTGGGATGCGGCGTGGGCTGCGGCGTGGGCTGCGGCGTGGGCTGCGGCGCGGGATGCGGCGCGGGATGCGGCGTGGGCTGCGGCGTGGGCGTGGCAGTCCGACCGGCTGCGCTACTACGTGCCCGAGTGGCCGGAGGTGACCCCATGAGCCGCCCCGTCCTGGCCCTCACCCATAGCGCCGGCGAGTGCTATCGCGCCTGTCCGCGGCGCTACCTGCACCGGTATGTCCAGCTCTTGCGGCGAGTCGGTGAGTATTCCGAGGCGCTGGATCTGGGGACGCTGGTACACTCCGGGCTGGAATCGATCTGGCGCGGGGAGATCATCAAGCCCATGCCTATCGATCGCGACGCTGGACTCGTGGCATCGGCTGCGGTGGCTGGCTACGTGGCCCGGTGGGGCCAGCCCTCGGACGTGGAAGCCGTCGAACAGGTCTTCAGTGTGCCGGTCGCCGGGCTGCGCT